CTTCTCGTCCATAATCACGTAATGCCCTGCGACTCCTTGCACCCAATCGGGGAAGTCATATAAATTAGGTTTAGAAGTAAGCAAGGGGTAGAAACTTTTCAAGCGTGCTTCCAGATAGATCAAATCAATCTTGTCAGTGGCACTTGTGCCGTTGCAAATCACGACGATGCGTAAATTCTCCAATTTCTGTTCTGCAGCCACTCTTAGGGCTTCCCAGATAGAACCTTCGGCACACGCCCCGTCACTAGTCACTAAATAGACGTTCTTTGTCCTATCTGCTAGAGCCATTCCTACAGCCACGCATTCGGGTTGGCCTAAACTACCTCCCGAAACATAAACTCCGTGTTCTAAATCTCTAGTGGCGTGAGTACCGTACTTTAAGTGCATTTCCTCCGCATCACATAAATGATGCTTCTCTAACACGGCGTATAAGGCTAAAGAAGCGTGGGAGTTTCCTAGTACAAAGACTTCATCGGGTTTCTTAACGGTATAAACATCATCAATAATATCAACGGTGGTTAAAACAGAGGAAAGGTGGCCGGTCTTGTGTTTATAGGATAAAAAAAGACATCTTTTCTGTAACTCGGTGGGCATAAGTGATTATACCACTAAGCAATAACCGCTTTTAGGACTAAAAATCTAAGAACTAAAGGTTCTGTTAAAGTATTTGGGGTGCAGTTGTGGATGTATAAAGTGGCTGAACCTGCTGCCGGAGTAGCTGTAAAAGTGTACGCTCCCAGCGTTCCACTGGCAGTATGGTTGATGTTTATCATATCGTTGGCAGCGATAGTCGTATTGGTCCAGACACAGGAAGTAGTGGTGTCGGAGGCTAAAGCATCACAGGCTGTAGTAATAATTCCGCATATCTTATTGATGGTAAAAGCCGTGGCCTTACTAGTGGCTTGAATGACTGTTGAACCTGCTCCCGCAGCATAACCAATTCCCGCCGTCCCACTGGAAGTTATTGCCCCCGTTAAAATAGTAGAAGTCCCTGTTGCTGCTCCCAAAACGGGGGTGGTGAATGTTAAACCCGCTAGAGTTAATGCACCCGTACCCCTATTGATAGCTACTGAAGTCGTCCCGATGAACATCGCCTGATTGTTGGCAGGAATGGTGGCTGAAGCGGAAGGCATAGTATAGGCTTGGGCATTAGTACCTAAAAAGGTAATGGTATTGCAAGCAGTTAGGGTAGTACCCGCTTTAATCGCTAATCCCGTAACACTATTAGCATTGTTGGCAGATACTGACGAATCAGCCGTATCGTGAAGTCCTAAAGAGGTTGAATCTCCCGTGTTCGTACCTGAGGTCGCTGATAAGACACTAAGACACGAATCTATCTGGGCGTGAGAGTTTACTCCTATATCGCTTAAAGAGGTATGGCTTTTAGTCGCAATGTCCGAGATGTTGGAAACGGTCTTGTTAATCATTCCCCAAGTCGGTTGGGCATAAGTCCAAACCCCGTTAGCATTATTGTAAGCCTGTAAGAAGTTATTAGTGATAACTGAAGCTAGTTGGGGAATGGTTTGATCGCCGGTATTCGATCCGCTGACGGTTAGTCCCGAATCTTTGAGTAACTTACCCGAAGTAGTATCAAAGAAAACAATATGGGAATCTGTCGCACTTGACGGACCAACGACATTTCCTACTCCCGCATCAATCCATTTTGTATCGTAATCACTGGCCGAGGCTTTAGCTAAAACTTGGTTAAGCACCCCACCGACTATAACCCCACAACCAGTCGCACCATTCGTACCGTTAGTTCCATTAGTACCATTAGTTCCGGCAGTTCCGGTATCTCCCTTGACTCCCGTGCTACCTGTAGCCCCTTGGGCTGACATAAGTTGCCAGTAAGTCGTGTTAGTCGGTAGATTTCCGCAAGTCGTTTGAAGTCCGATATAAGAAGCATTGGAATAGGAAACAGAATCACCTTTAGAATAAGTAGTGGTTTGATTGTAAGCACCTTTGGGGTTAAGACCGCTGGCTACCACCAAAGAAGTATCGGAACTTCTTAAAGCTCCCAGAACCGCATCATACTTAACACTCACGAGTAGGATAAACCGCTAAGGTCAGTCGCCACATTATCAAAGTTAGTATCTCCGTCCGCCCAAGTGATTACGACATTATTAGCATCCGTGGAGTCAATCTTTTTGGCTTGCCAACCTGCAGTTGCCTGTGCCGTTCCTGGAGGAGCGATGCCTACATAAACTATCGAACCCGAAGTAGTTATCTTAGTGGCCGTATTGGGAGTTATCTGCCGTTGGAGGTTCGTACCATCAAATCCTAACATTTCCACCACGCTCACTCCAAAGTCCTGGTCTAACGATGAGTTGATGACATCCTGAGCCGAGTATTGATTTTGGGAAACGGGTCTATTGATTGACATATCTTCTTAAATTAAATTTGGTTTTATCGCACTTCATCAGAAACTCGACATAGTGAGCTAAAGTTTCGACCTTCATCACTGTCCTTTCCTCTTTGGGAACATTAGTAATTTTCTCAATCTTTTTAATGGCTGTTTTAACCGCCTCAATCGAGTTCGGTAACTCTCCCCGTGAAATCTGGTCTTGGAAGTAACTCTCGATGGTGGCGACTTCGGTGGGGAATCCTCCCATGTCATCCTGCCAGCGGGGGCCAAGATTGAAGTAATCCACGAGATAGGGTTTGCCGTGTTCTGTTTCATAGTCCATATAAGGAACTTCTATTTTGGAATCCTGGGTAGTGGGGGAATTATTCCCTTTAGGTGGTTCGGCCGGAGACGAAACTGGTGATGGGGTTCTAAACGTGGTATCGGTCATTATTTAGTTTTGGAGCAGTTTCTCCCCTAGTATTTTTTAACTTGTTATTAGCTAATTGGTTCTTATATTTCGTTGGATGGGTATTAACATCCCAGTGAATATTCTTAATCTCATCCTTATCTCCCCTTCGGTGGGCATCAACCAAAGCCTCACGCATGTGCTTAATTTCGGGTGTTTCAGCATCAAGCATTTGAATGGTCCTTTTACCCAGAAAACTTAATTCGGGATCGGAAGAGTCCGCTGCCCGACGGGCGAGGACATAATCTTCGTATCTGTTATCCATAGCAGTACGGACTTGTGGTCCGTACCTCTACCATTAGACGGCGGTAAACCGGCACGCATATACCCAAGATGAGTTGAGTATCTTTGTGGCGAACGAACCAGCCCAAGAGACTATGGAAGTCCTGCCTGCAGGCGAACCGGAGTCCGTTGCATTCGGGATAACATAGAGTTTAGGTTGATCCTGTTCCAGATCATACACACCAAAGGCATTGTCACCATGAACAAAAGTCCAGTACCGGTTAACGGTACAAGCGGCTGTGGAAGTTAATTCACAGGCGTTGTAGTAGTCCTTGTTCAGGAGCCAACGGACTTGGTACAGTTCACCCATTTCACCCGCATACAGACCTTTGACGTCTGAATAGGTGTGAGCATTTACCCAAGTGGTATCTGCTAATAGGTTTAACTTGCTGTATTGGTCAGTCTTTCCAATATATAACCCGTCTGCATAAGGCATGGCCTTATTCAGTTCGAGGTTTTGGACAATGTACCTAATATCGCAAGCATCGAGAGTATCACCGGCCGCTAAAGTAGCGACAGTGTGATTGTTCCCGTAGTACGAAGAACCGTTGAGAAGTTCATACATCACCAAACGATTGAGTGTTTCTCCCATGTTCTGACCGATCAGTTCGATTTTCTCTTTCATACCGGAGTCAATAGAGACCGTAGATAAGAGTTTACCGACTGGAGTGGTCAAACCATATTCGGAGAGGGTCATCGCAACAGTACATGCGGTGATTGCACAAGTCGTAGGATTTGTAGCTTCTGCCAATGGCGTAGTGATGACCGTGAGAGGAGAGTAACGAGTAAAGTTCACCGTGCGGCCTTGATTGGCAGCGTGTGTCCTTAACTGTCCACCCTCTTTTAACACCAGGGCGTATTGCGCACGAGCCAGATAGACCTTCTCATAGTAGGTCATGACTTCTGGAGCTAGTGTCGTAGAGACGTTAGTGTTGGTCAAGATTGTAGTCATATTAAACTAAATTGCCAAAAGTTTAGGCTTGGATGACACCGAGTTCTTTTTCAAGTTCTTCGATGGTTTTTTCACCCGCACCTTTATTGGGGGTTTTTACGTTGTTTGGTCGTAGGGCTGTCTCAGATACCTGTTTGGCTATATTCTCTGAGGCCTTGCCTACTTCTTTGGCTACTGCCCGTTTATAGGGCTTCATCAGTTCGTCAACGAGCCCCTTGACTGATGTGTTGTACGGATTGCCCCTTAATTGGGCTTCCACCGACTTAGTAACGACATTAGAAAGATCCCCATTGAAAGATTCTGACTTTGGATCGAGTTCAGGATAAGTCCTGACCGCTTCCTGTGATTCGGATTTTATCTCGCTGATTTTTTCCTGCTGCTTTAAGCGCAGGGTTATAAGGGCATCGGCTTGTCGTGTGACATCCGCCTCGTATTTTTCAGTAGTAATCTCTGAACCAGGTTCCGGGTAGAAGGATGGTAAGTTTGCTTGAGGTATATCTTGCACCTTAGTCATCTCTTCAATTCGCTGAGCCAGCGATTGAGCTTTAGCTTCGGCTGCTTTGGCCTTGGCATTAAGCTCTCGAATCCTACTTTCAGCCCCTTTCTTTGGGCTTTCAACCGTTTCCGTCTCTTCCTTAGTTTCAGATTCGTCCTTAGCAGGGACTTCTTCTTTAGTCTCGGGAATAACTTCCTCGGTAGTTTCTTCTGGAACTGACGGTTGTTCTTGGGTCACTTCTTCTGTGCCTTCTTGTTTTACGTCATCTGTGGTTTCATCCATATTTATTTCACACCTGTATCGTAGTGCGATGATACGCAAGTCTTCTAACTGAAGAACTCGTCAAAGCGAAGGCTTAGACCAATTCTTTAGTTCACTTCGAGGTTTGAGGATGGGAGTTCCATCCGCAGACTCTCCAACCATAACTCTCTCCATTCCGATCCATACGGCGTGATGAAGCGTACAGGTACGGCATACAAGGTAGCCGCCTTCCTGTCG